TTCGGTCATAGCACGACTTATTTCATCGCTTGCCTTACGTTCTTTACTCCATTCCTTGTATACTTTGTATGCTTCTTCTGTTAATGTTGCTGATATTGTAGCTCTCATCTAAAACATCTCCTGAATATGTGCATCAAAAGCGTCTCTGTCGCATGTAATCATATGCAATGCTATGTTACATCCCTTCAATAAGTCGCTTATTGGTTCGTTTTTCTTGTATCTATATACTATCTCATTACATTTCGGGCATCTATATATCATATTAGTCATGTATTTTACCCGAAAGGATGTATATATATAATATATTCGGATAAAAAAAACGATCTCCCCGTTTAAGCACCTAGTGAATACCGCTTATCATTCACCCAAAGTCGGTAGAGTGTCCACTAATGATAAGCGGAAACCGCTAGAAAATATATAGTCACCGGACGCCTACGGCGAAAAGATAAGTCGGAAGTGCTACGAAATCCGGAAAAAATATTAATAAACCGTTCCACTATCCGAAGTACATGGCAAAATCAGAACCATTTTTTATTAGAGGAAAAGTATTAGCAAACGGAACGACATATGTACAAGAGGAAATAGATCTCGGAAGTTATGTCAATTTGGGGACTAAGTCCAGTACATTATTAAGAATACACTCAATTTCTGTACAATTAGCAGCAGGATCAGCAGCAGTTGATTCAATCTCTGCCTCTAGTGCATGTAAAATTGGACATCAATTAACCACACAATCACAAACTACATTAGTTTTTGCAGATGATAAATCAGTAGTGGCAACTGGATCAATGCAACTTTACAATGGTCAAGTTGCTGAAGATGGATCAGCAGCAGCAGATTTCGCAACAGGATTTGCTACCCAAGATTTTGACGTAGCACCACAAAAATTTGAGAAAGGTATGCTTATTGGAGTCGATACATTATTTTTGGGTGTAGACCAGTCTGCAACAACTGGAAATGATGTAAGAGTAGCGTATGTCCTGGAATGCACATTAGAAAATGCAACCCAGGCTAACAGCATCGCCCTTTCTTTGTCCCAAGCTTGAGGTTTTTCCTATGGTTAAAGTAGAGGGAACGCTCGAAGAAATGTACGAATTGTTTGGTGATGCTCGCCAAATGGTAAAGTCTGCAAAGCGATCTGTTGCCTCTGGAAAAAAAGTAGCTGCAAAAGCAAAGCGACCATTAAACTCCTGGCAAAAGTATGTTAAAGCAAATTCAAAGAAATTTAAATATAAATCTGGCACAAAAAAAGGACAAATAAACCTAAAGGCTATGTCTAGAGCATTTAAAAAAACTAGGAAGGGTAAGAAATGAAGAAAATAGGAATGTACACTGCAAGAGGAATTGTTACAGAAGACCAAACAGATGCAGGACTTCCACAAAAGATTCCTTTATTTGATGGTTCGTTCAAAACAGCATACAGAGTTATTGAATTTTACATATGGGGAGCAGACTTGAGCACTGTGTCAAATAATGACGTTGCAGGTAAACTTTCAAAAAATGCAATTGGTTCAACTGCTTCTGCTAGTTTCTTTCGTGCTGATGACGATAACCAAATTGCTTGGGCAGGATCAGAAGGTCATCAAGATACATTCAAAATGGGAACATCAATAGTAGACCCAGACAATTTAATTGTTGAAGATCTATATGTATATGCAGCAACACAAGGAACTACTTCTGTTCCAATTAATTACATGATCATAATGGAGAAATACGAGATTTCAGATTGGCAAGGCGCATTGGCTATGGCAAGAGATAAAGCACAAGGCGAATAATCATGGACGATGATGTAGAAAAGACATTAGCAGACCCAAAACACCCTATTTGGAAGGTCATGTTGGGATTAGTTGCTGTTCTTAGTGCGCTATGGATGAATAATACTGTTTAACAGCGTTGTTCACCATTAAAAAATATATCTTCGGACATTTTTTGCATTTTAATTGCATCTTCTAATTCAATATTTATTTCATACAATAAATTTTGTACTTTTTTTCTCTCTGGTTCTTTACCTCGTAAATTTTTTATGACCATTTGTAAAATATTTCTTACTCCTTCATAATATCCTAGATCATAATTATAATTTTGCATGGCTGTTTCATCTGCCCAATCCTCAGGAAACATCAAAATTCCTCCAAAGTTTTCTGCTCTTCTCCATCAGAAGGATGCTTTTCAAATATATACTTAATTTGTCTCTGAATATTTTCAATATCTTGATGGATCCCTGCATCTATTTCTTCATATAATCTATTCAAAGCGCCACTTCTTGCTCTGTAGATGTTTCTTTGCTTAGTTACAGCGTTCAAAAGGTTCTCTCTGCCAAAACTTTCGGTCATAGCACGACTTATTTCATCGCTTGCCTTACGTTCTTTACTCCATTCCTTGTATACTTTGTATGCTTCTTCTGTTAATGTTGCTGATATTGTAGCTCTCATCTAAAACATCTCCTG